GGAACGCGCGCCGCCGCCGATCCGGCGATCGCCATGACCTTGATGGGGCGCGGGCGACTCGGGGCGATGGCTCCGATAGAGCGGGAAATTCGGGCGCGAAGGCGCGCGGCTGGAATCGAGGAGGGCTTCGCCATTGCGCAAGAGAGCCCTACCTTTCAAATGGATCGCCTTAAAACCGAATGGGCGAATCTTTGGAAATCTATTGGCGTAGCCTTTAATCCAACATTGGTCGCTCTTCTTAGGGAAGCGGCCGACGCTATCCAAAGCCTTGGCGAAAAAGTGCAAAAGGTCGATCCAAAAACCATTGCGGCTATTGGTGATGCTTTGCTCGGCTTGGCGGCTGGGCTAGGGGCTGCTTCTATTATTCGCCTCGCCGCTTTCGCTGGTCTTCCTGGTCTTATTATTGGACTTGGCACGGCTGCCGCTGCGGCGTCGCCAGAAATAAGGGCGTTGGCTGCCGATGGATTCGAGAAGCTGAAGATCGGGCTTGCCGGGCTTGCCGATATTGGCAGGCACGCTTCGGCTGGGCTGGAACAGGTTTTGACTATCTTTTCCGATTTCAGCCACAAGGTCGTAAGGGCGGTTGAAATTCCGATCGCTAATGCGCTGCGAAGCCTTGGGTTTAGTATTCCGGCGATCACGCCATGGCATGATGAGCGAAGGGGACCGCTTTTCGGAGCGGGCGGATTGCAGCCGGTAGCGCCGCCTTTATCGATGCCTGGGTTGCCGCCGGGCTGGCGACTCCCGCCCGGAATGGGCGGCGGGGTGCCGCCATGGATGGAGCCAATTCCGCAAGGGCCGCCGCCATCGCTGAAGGATTGGCGCAGCGGCATCTCAGGCATTCCTCCGGTTTCGCCATCGACAGGAATATCGATTCCAGGCACGAGCACGCCGCTGCCTCCAACGACATCGCTGCCGTTCGATTTCGGGCGCATGCTGCCGCAAGCCGGACCAACCGGCGGCGGCCTTTTGCATAGGCAAAGTTGGGAGCCCAGCGGAGGCGGCGGAGGCACCGTACAGATCAACAACGTCATTTATCTGGACGGACAAGCCGTGGCGAACGCCGTGCATCAATATTCCATGGCCGACCTTCAGCACCCTCGCCAAGCTCCGATGTTCGATGGTAGAGCTGGATATACGCCGCCTGATTCCGCCTCAGGACTTGTCTAATGGCCGACGATCAACTCATCTTAGCCGGAATTACTTTTCAAAATTACGATTATTGCGTGCCTAGCCACATGCCGTTCGGCGGGCAGCAGGCGATGATCGTGCATAAGCTTCCGGGCGGCAGCCGCGTCATCGACACGCTTGGGCCGGATGAAGACGATATTTCGTGGAACGGCTTTTTCTTCACCCCGAACGCGCTCTACAACTGCCAGCAGCTCGACGCTTTGCGCGGGGCCGGGCAGCAGGTGACGCTGACCTATGCCGGCATGACGCGCAAGGTGGTCATCAAGCATTTCAAAGCTAACATTCGCCGCTATCCGCAATGGATCGAGTATGAGATAAGCTGCACGGTCGCCATCAATCCGTATCTTGGTCCTGTCAGCGGCGTCACGCCGTTCGTGCCGCCGACCGCCGGGGTTGGCGCTGGGGTGGAATTGACCACAGCCGCTGGCGGGCTCGTAGGCGCTACGATAGGCGGAGCGCCGGCCGCCGCGACTGGCGCATTGATAGCCGCGGATCTCGCCACGGCCCAAACGTCGGCGACCGGCGGCATAAGAACAACGTCAAGGTGATGCGGTGGCTACCCAAACAGGCGTCAACCCGCATCGCGCTTGGCTAAGCGTCAACGGCAAGCTCTTTCCTGTCATCCAGGGATCGGCGGTCATGAACGGCACGCGACAAAGCTCGCATTTCAGCGCGACGATCCCGATCAATTATCCCGGTGCCCAGGCCGCATGCGCAGCGCTTTGCGACAACCAGAGCGGCGTCATTGTGCAATCTAACGGCAAGACTGCGCCGCTGGTGATGGGCGAAGCCGATTCCGCGACGTTCAATTACGGGCAAAACGGCACCATTGTCGTGTCCGGCCGGGATAATTCGGTCAGGCTGCACAATAAGAAATGGCATGGCACGCTCCCGGATATGACGACGGTGCAAGTCGTGCAAAAGCTTGCTGGCGAAGTCGGGCTCGGCGTCGTCATCACCGGCGGCGGCGGAACCATGTTCGGCAAGAAGATCGATGAAAATTATGTCGCCGTCGAAGAGGGCATGTCTTACGCCGCGATCATCTCGAAGTGCGCCGAATTGGATAACGCCCGTTGGTTCGTGGATGTAAACAGCGTCCTGCATTACGAAATCGATCCGCAGCCGAGCGGGGGCTTTTCGGTAAACTATAAGGCTGGACCGCCTGAAATTTCAGATGCTTTTCAAATTTCTGAAGAGCGCAATGTTCAGGCCAGCAAGACCATCCATGTCTTCATCAAAAGCTGGCATGAGGAAGAGAAGAATAGCGTCGTAGCTGAAGCGATAGCTGGCGGCTGCGGCACCGAAGTTCAGTACGAATTCACCTTGCCGACTTTAGTACAAGACCAAGCTCAGAAATATGCGCAAGCCAAAGCTAACGAGATCGCCCGTCATAGGATCACGGTGAATGCGCATTGCGTCGGCGACGTGACCGTCACCCAAGATTCCGGGCTGGCCGTCTCCGGCGACACCGTCTTCGACGGGGTGTATCTTATCGATCAAATTCATCATACCTTTGGGATGTCGGGCCACAAGATGACCATCACGGCAAGGGGCAACCAAGGCGGATTAGGCGGCGCTGTAGTTGTAGGCGGAGCAGGCGGAACGGAAGAGAGCGGCACCGGCGGTCCTCTTGGCGAGCCCGGTTCTGGAGGATAGGGATGAGCGTTCAAAATTATCAATTTCGCAATCAAGAGAGAGGGCTGACCGGCCGCACGAATGAACGTCACGGCTTGGTGACCAGCTACGATCCGAAGAAGCACCTAGCCAAAGTGACCTTCCAGCCCGATGGCGAGGAGTCCGGCTGGCTGCCGATCGAAGATGGCCACATGGGCAACGGTTGGGGCATCCTGCGCGGCCTCAGCCCTGGCACCGGCAAAGGAATCCAGGACCAGCAAAGCCAGGGCGGCCCGGGCGGCGGCAACGGCGGCGGCGGCAATGGCGGCGGCGGTCAGGGCGGCCAGCAGCAAGGGCAATATCAGGGCGACCAAGTCACTGTCGCCTATCATCAAGGCGACCTGAGCAGCGGCAGGATCGTCAAGAGCCTGCATTCCAAAGTCGATACGCCGCCCCAGGTCGAGTCCGGCGAGATGCTGTTCATGCATTCGCTCGGGGCGCGCATGTTTTATAAGAAGGACGGGAGCATTCATATTTACGGTAAGACCTCGAAGCAATCCGATCAGAACCAGGGCGGGCAACAGGGCGGCCAGGGCGGGCAAGGCGGCGGCAGCGGGGGTGGCGGCGGCGGCGGCGGGCAAAACTCGCCGCTTAAGAATGCGCCTCCGCTTCAGCCCCAAACCTACAAGATGAAGATCGACCCCCAAGGCATCACGACCATCACCCATTTCCAGCAACAGCAAGGCGGACAAAGCGGCGGCGGCGGGCAAGGCGGGCAAGGCGGCGGCGGCGATCCACCGGATCCGACTTCTACGCAATCGCCGGAGCAATACTCGAGTATGGAAACCGACCCGGTAAAGCTAAAGCATACGCACACGACCTATCAAGATGGGCAGGGGCAGCAATCCCAGAGCGGCGGCGGCGGCCAGGCGCAGCCCGCGACCAGCCAGGGCGATCCCGGCATGGACAGCAAGAACCAAGCCAAGACCAAGATGTTCTCACAGACCATTCACGACACTAAGAAAGGGGAGCTTTCGCACACGACTTATAACAAGCAGGGAAAGAAGCAGCATCAAGTCATCATGGACACCCAAGGCAACAAACTCACCGTCCAGACTTTCGAAGAAGACGGCGACCAGCCTAAGCACCAGATGATTATGGATAACCAAGGCGGGCACCTGACCTGCCAAACCTGCCAGGGCGGGCAGCCTATCTCCCAAATCAAAATGGATAACAAGGGCAATATCGCCCATAACGCTAAGAACATCGTCTCGATCAACGCCCCGCAAATGCAGAGCACCGGCAACTGGCAGCACAACGGCAATCTCCAGGGACACAATATCAACGCCACCCAATCGATGAGCGCGCCGACCGGATCGGTGCCTGGGCCGCAATTGCCTATCGGCAGCGCGGCTTTCCAGGGCGTCCCGGCTTCGCCGCTTGCTGGCTTTGGCGGATCGAGCGGCGGCGGCGGGGGCGGAGGATCCGGCGGCGGCGGCGGATCTGGCGGTAGGCCGGTATGAGCGTTCCGCAAAACATTCTTGACGATCTTACCGCCTTGCAGGCGCAGCTTGCCGCCGCCCAGCCGCTTGCCGCCGCATCCTGGCCCACAATCAAAGCGATCGAGCTTAACGCCGAGCAGCTTGAAACCGACACGACTCTGGCGCTTTTAAATGCCGCTGGCGGGCTCGACACATGGGTAGCGCCGTCCAATCAAATTGGCATCATCAACGGGGTTCAAGCCGCAGTCATGAGCGCATCCGACCAATGGTATCTTATGGACATGCTCGAAGTGATCAGCCGCGCCGTTCTCAATCTTGACTTGATGACCGGCGATATCGGCATTCAGCCGACCAGAAAGGTTCTGATTCCAGTATCATGACCATCGTTCCTGAAACGACCTACATTGCCGCCACCATTCCGGCAAAATCGATTTATGTCAGCGGCACGACTCTTTTTCATATAGCTGAGGATCAGCTTGGGGATGCGATGCGCTGGGTTGAGCTTGCCGATATGAACGACATGGTCGATCCTTGGATTTGGGGCATTCGGCAAATCTTGCTGCCGCCGGTTCTGTCGCAGCGTCCTTTGACTGGGATTCTTGGCTTATGACGGATTATTGGCTCGATTGGCAGAACGACTTTTTGGTTTCGCCGCGAGGGGGATTGGTTCTTGTGGACGGCGACGACGAAGCGCGTCAGCGTCTCATGCGGCGGATTTGCACGGCGGTCAAGGGCTATATCTGGCATCCAGAGTACGGAGCTGGTCTTCCGCAAAAAATTGGCGATCCATGGCAGCCGCCAACCATCGAAGCGATTTGCCGCGATCAAGTGAGCATGGAATCTTCAGTCGTGCAATATCCGCCACCGATCATCGGTGTCGCTGAAGCCATTCCCGGCATGGTGTCCATCGACATCCAGTACATCAGCGCGCAAACTGGCTTAGCGGTCCAATTTAATATAACTGTCTAGGTTCGATCGTGGCGACCCTTCCAACCCGAAGCTTTAACCAAATCGTCACTAATGTCTCGACTGGAATCCAGGGGCGGTCATCCAGGCTGATCGATTTCGGGCAAGGCTCGCCGCTGCGCGCTATTGTCGAGGGCTTCGCCAGGCTCTTCCTGTGGTTTCAAGCGCTGGTGCTGCTGCTGCTTCAGGCGATGCGGCTCTCGACGGCGTCGGGCTCGGATGTCGATACTTTCACCGGCGACTTCCAGGTTTATCGGCTGCCAGCGCAGCCAGCTTCAGGCACGGCGATCGTATCCCGCCGAAGCATTAGCAATACGACGGCTTTCATCCCGGTCGGGGCGCTTTTCCAGGTCGAAGCTGGCGGCCAGAAATATCAGGTCACCGCCAACGCGACGTTTATCGGCTATTCCGCTACGCTTGCTGGCTACACGCTGGCGGCGAACACGCAATCGATCATCGTTCCTATTAAAGCGGTGATTCCGGGCGCTGCTGGCAATGTGATCGCCAACAGCATCACGCAATTTGCTTCTCCGCTGACCGGGCTCGATGATGTCACTAACCCTGCGGCGCTCTTAAACGGCTTCGATTCCGAGCCCGATCA